CCATTGTACGATAAAGGAAGTACAAGTATTAGAAAATCACTACTTAGGTAGTGATTTTTTTTTACTTAAAAAAAGAGTAGTTTATATTTATAGGTAATATGGCAGATGGCAGAACATACGGTATAACGTTTCCATTCAGAGATTCTTTTGATGGTAAATTTTTGGATCTAACTGATTACGCAAGTGAAGAAATTAGAACAAACTTGACCCATTTGTTATTGACAAGAAGAGGGTCAAGATATTTTTTACCAGAGTTTGGTACTAGATTATATGAATATATTTTTGAGCCTTTAGATGGCCCAACTTTTGCTGAAGTGGAATCTGAAATTAGAGAATCTGTTGGTCTTTTCTTACCAAATGTTTTGATAACAAATATATCAATTACAGACGCATCAATGGGATTGGAAGATAAAGGAACTTTTGTAAATAGTAGTGGGGAAAGAGAATTCAAAGTCACAAACATTTCGGAATTAGAACACACCGCAAAAGTTAGAATTGATTATAAGATAACATCTGACGCATTTGAAACACAAGATTTTATAATTCTTAATATTTAAAGTTATATGGCAGAAAAAAAAATTTCCTACACAACAAGGGATTTTGCGGGTGTAAAGTTAGAACTTGTTAACTTTGTTAAAACCTATTATCCCGAGTTAATACAGAACTTCAACGATGCGTCGGTGTTTTCTGTTCTAATGGATTTGAATGCTGCGGTTGCAGACAACCTTAACTATCAAATAGACAGAAGTATTCAAGAAACTGTTTTACAGTACGCACAAGAAACTACCTCACTGTATAATATTGCTAGAACATATGGTTTAAAAATACCAGGACAAAGACCATCAGTTTCTATTGTTGATTTTTCAATAATTGTACCTGTTAATGGAGACGCTGAAGATATTAGATATTGTGGTATATTAAGAAGGGGGACTCAAGTGAATGGCGCTGGTCAGGCATTTGAAACAATTTATGATATTGATTTTGCCTCACAATATAATGGAGAAGGACAACCAAACTCAAGAATTGTAAGACCAAATATAGATTCTTCAGGTACAATAATCAATTACACCATAACAAAAAGAGAAGTTGTTGTAAACGGACTAACAAAAGTTTTCAAAAGAGTTATAACAGCAAACGACGTAAGACCATTCTTCGAATTATTTTTACCCGAGAGAAATGTTTTAGGTGTATCAAGCGTGATTGTAAAAGACGGAACAAATTATTCTAACGTACCAACTCCACAAGAATTTTTAACACCAGTTGGAAGATGGTATGAGGTAAGGTCTTTGGTAGAAGATAGGGTTTTTGTTGAAGACCCGACAAAACCATCAGACGCTCCAGGAATTAAGGTTGGTAAATATATTTCAGTTTCAGACAAATTTATGACAGAATTTACCCCACAAGGATTTATGAAATTAACATTTGGTGGTGGTAATACTTCTGCAGAACAACAACTTCGAGAATTTGCAATTCAAGGAGGACAACTGAATATAAACAAATATTCAAATAACTTAGGATTAGGAAGTACCTTAAGGGCAAACACAACATTGTTCATTCAATATAGAGTAGGAGGAGGAACATCAACAAATGTTGGAATTGGGGTTATACAACAAGTACAAAACACTAATTTTTTTGTGACAGGTCCTTCTGAAAATACAAATACAAGTGTGATTAACTCGTTAACTTGTAATAACCCGTTTGCCGCTGTTGGAGGAGCACCTCAACCAACTTTAGAGGAAGTACGAAATTATGTCACATTCAACTTTGCGGCACAGAACAGGGCGGTGACTGTTAATGATTACGATTCAATTTTAAGGACTATGCCATCACAATTTGGTGCACCGTCTAAAGTGTCAATTGTAGAAGAAAACAACAAAATAAGAATTAAAATGTTGTCTTATGATGGTGAAGGAAAATTAACATCTACAGTTCCAAACGTATTAAAAACAAATGTTGCGAATTTTTTATCAAATTATAGAATGATTAATGATTATATATCTGTAGAATCAGGAAATCCAGTTGACTTGGCATTTGAAATTGATGTGGTGTTAGACGCATCTCAAAGTCAAAGTTCCGTAATTGCTAAAGTGGTTGATATAACAAATAACTACATGTCACCATTGGTAAGAACCATGGGTCAAAATGTTAATATTTCAGAACTCAGAAGATTGATTCAAAGTGAAAATGGAATTTTATCAATATCTGACATAAGGGTTTTCAATAAAGTTGGGGGACAATATTCATCGGCTGAAACCTCACAAACATATTCAAACCCAAATACAAAACAAATCCAACTAATTGCAGACACAATCTTTGCAGAACCGTCTCAAATTTATCAAGTCAGATTCCCAACTAGTGACATAAAAGTTAGCGTGAACAATTTATCGACGGTAGCGTTTTCTTGATCGTTTATTTTTTCATAAAAGAGATTATTTTTATTCAAAATAGGAAATAAACTATTTATGAAAAAAGAATTTTTTAATGCCAAAATCATATAGAATAAGGACCCAAGTTGGGGTAGAAAAACAACTTGATGTCAAAATAGAGCAAGATTTCGACTTTTTGGAACTACTTTCTCTTAAATTGACTCAATCTGATGTTTATGAAAGAAGATGTGCCGACTATGGAGTAGTTGCGGGAAGAGTATTTGTTAATGGTGGTTTTGGATTACAAAATGCAAAACTATCAATATTTATCCCGATTACAAACGAGGATGAAGAAAACCCAATAATTAATGAATTATACCCATATAAAAACGCAAATGACGTAAATGAGGATGGTTATAGATATAATTTACTTCCTAAAATACCATCATATCAAGGACACGTTTCAACAGGATCATTTCCTTCACTTTCTGAAGTTTTATTAAATAGATCTTATATTGAGGTTTTCGATAAATATTACAAGTACACGGTAACCACAAATGAAAGTGGTGATTTTATGATTTTTGGAGTTCCACTTGGTTCTCAAACCTTAATATTAAACGTAGATCTATCAGATATTGGTTGTTTTTCTTTGTCACCACAAGATTTAATAAATTCTGGATTTGCTGGCGAAGGACAATTTGACGGAAGTAAATTTAAAAGCTCTACAAATTTAGAAGAATTACCACAGATAGTATCATTAGTTAAACAAATCGATGTACAACCTTTTTGGGGGGATGAAGAAAATTGTATAATTGGAATTTTCAGACAAGATTTTGATTTGTCAGCAGAAATTAATTTAACAATAAAACCCACCGCAGTTTTTATGGGGTCAATAATTTCCACTACTGATGATGATGCATTGGGTACGGCCTGTAAGCCAAAAAATAATACAGGAAATCTTTGTGAGTTAATTTCAGGACCAGGTCAAATTTTGGCAATAAGACAAACTACTCAAATTGATAATGCAGGAAGACCAATATTGGAAGTTGCTGATTTACCAAGCGGAGGTAAAGTGATTGATGGAGATGGATCTTATCTTGTTCAGGTTCCTATGAACTTAGAATATATATCAACAGACGAATTTGGAAATCAAGTTATATCGAATGACCCAACAATAGGAATCCCAACAAAAGGTAAATACCGATTTAAATTTAAATGGGAATCAGACGGAGGACTAGAAAAAGAATTTCAAAGAGCAAATTTTTTAGTACCAAATGTTAAAGAGTTTGGTTGGGCCAACTCAAATATTGACCCATTTGATCCTGCTAGTAAAACTTCACTAACTCTATCTTACACAACAACGGCAAACTGTCCCCCTTTTGCACAATCGGGGGGTATTGAAATAACAAAAGTTGTAAATGCTTCGGGATTGACAATATCGATTAATGGAAATCCATACACCGGCAGTATCCAATCTATTCCTGTAAATGCTGGGGACTTGGTAACTTTCACTTCTACTGTTATTGATCCTGCAAACCCACAACAAGTTTCATACAACTTCTACCCTCAATATTATTTTGACGTTTTGAGATCTTATGCCTTTTCTTTGGATTGGGACGATTATGTGGATCAACAATCCGCAATCAATTGTGACGATACCTTTTACGAATTTCAGTATAATAAAGTTTATACCACCGCAATGTTTTTGGATAGATATAAAAACGGAATAGGAAGGGCTAGACATTTAGGTATTAAAGAAATTGACAATCGATCTTGTAAATCAACTAATAACACTTTTCCTGTAAATGACATAATAAGAAATTTTGATTTTATATTTTTTGTCTTTAACATACTAATCAACATTTTAACAATCCCTTTATTGGTCATATTATTTTTGGCCCATTTTGTTGCATGGGCATGGCCAATACTCAAATACCTTCTTATTATTTTAGGTATTTATTTCGCTTACGATGCGGTAAGGGATATGGTTGATTGGATCAATTCGGGTATTGAAAGTGGTGCATTTGCCCCAATAGGAGGTCCTGTGGTTAACATTGGTTTGTACTTCAGAATTGCAGTACAGGCACTTTCTTTTGTTTTCAGATTTGCACTCGCGGCGGCTTTTACAATATTTGCAGTAACTCGATTGATTAGGATTAACAACTTCCCAAGAATTGGGTTACCAATGATTGCATATCCTGAATGTACTTCATGTGATTGTGATTGTGGAAATGCCGTTTTAGATGATGACATGGACGCAAATTCAGTTAATGACTCAATTGATCAACAGTTGGGTGATGAAGCTGAGTCAGAAGTTGTTTTAGCGACGGCAAGATCTTTTTTAGCACCTGTAAATATTTCCGCATCATATATATTGGATCACCCTAACTATCAAAATTTACCAGGTGAAGAGGTTGATGCAAATAATGGGGGACCATTCCATTGTTTAGGTAGTAAATACAAATCTTTACTTACCGCTGCTGTCGACCAAGACGTTGACGGAGACGTAGTTGCAAGAGCTCTTATAGATTTTAAAAGAATGTTTTCAGGGTATGATGTTTTATCTTCCACAGGAGGAATAAAAATTATACCAAATGAATATTACCTTTATCACGCACCACAACCTTGGTTGTTTGCGGTTGATAGAGTTTCATTTGGAGCGCCAGATGAAAGATATTGGGCAATACCAAATTCTGAAACATTCCCACAAAAACTAAATGACTTCAACACAAGAGATAAATTTTTTAGTGGTGTGAATAAAATTGATGTCACCGTAAATCCAAGTTTAGGGAGTAGTAGTTATCAAGACCAAGTTTTAGTTGTTTTAGCAAATCCAGGAACCACACAACAAATTGGTGCTGGAAATTTGATATCATTCCAAGACCCCGCGTTGTCTTTTGGTAATTCTTTATTGACAGGGGCAACAACCAATCAATTTGGAAATAACTCAATTACAGGAACAACTTTAACAGGGAACTCAATCACAGTTCCTGTAACATACGCTACTGGTCAGAACACAGAAACAACAATATACCCTTTTGTTAATTTTGCACAAGAATCAGGAATAGGAAGTGGCGTTTCAGGAAGAGAACAAGGATACTTGAAGTATAATCCGGATATAGAATATTTCCAACTTATTGAAGGTTATAC